GGTCAAAACCCATCTCGTACGGGCTGCCCGGCACACCGCGGAAACGCTCTGCCTGGCGCTCGGCGTAGCAGTTGTCGCAGCCGGCACTGATCTTCGTGCACCCGGTGACAGGGTTCCAGCTTTCGTCAGTCCATTCGATTGCGGTTTTAGTCATTAAGCCACGCCTTGGTCGCCGCTTTCCTGCTCTACCGGTTGCGTTGCCGTCGATTGCGCCGGATCCGCGTCCGAGCCGACGCCGCCCTTCCCGCCGGCACCAGGTGCGCCCGTCTGCCCAGGCTGCTGCTTGCCAAGCATATCAAGCGGCAGCGTGTTGGCCGGCACCCGATAGACGTCGCCGCCCTTGATCGGCGGAAGGTCCTCCCACGCGCGCGTGGTATTGATGTTGAGCCAGCCATTATTCAGCGCACTGCCGTAGGCATCCGACCGGCTCTTGAGATCGCCACGCAGCAGACCGCGAAAGTTGAAGTTGATGCGATAACCTAAACGCTCGTCCTCGAAGAACAGCGCGCGCGCGAATGCCGCCTCGAGGTTGACCACGCGCGGGTGCAGACTGTCATTGACGTAGGCCTGCTCCGCCAGTTCAACGGTCGCGAAATTCGCCTTGGACAAATCAAACAGCTTGTGCGGCGGCACCCGGAACATCCGAGCAATATCCAAGATCTGGAACGCCCGCGACTCAAGAAACTGCGCGTCCTCCGACGTCATCGTTAGTGCCTCGAAGTCCATGCCTTCCTCGAGGATCGCAGTTTTGCTGCTGTTCTGCACCCCCCCATACTGACCCTGCCAGGTCTCGGCCAGCCGCTTCGCGCCCTCGGTCGTCAGCTTTCCAGGATGCTTGATGATTCCGCGTAGCTGCGCGCCCTGCCTGAAAAGCACCGCGCCATGCTGCTGCAGCGCGATCGACAACCCGAACGCGTCGGCCGCCGCAGCAACCGGCGTCATGCCGAGATACCCGCCATCGACCGTAATCCCCCGCGCGTGAATCACGTCGTCCTGCGAGAACGTCACGCCCCAGCCGATCTGCGGGTGGCTGACGTTGTAGAACAACAATCCCTGCGGCGAGAGCAACACGCTGACGCGGTCCCAGTTGACCGGAATCAGCTCGACCGGCATCCCGGCCCAGTCGCGTTTGACGATCGCAATCGCGTTGCCGCGCAACTCGAGCGCGGTGACCATGTAGCGCAGAAACTCGAACCATGTCTGCCACCGGTTCGGGATCTGCAAAACGTTGTTTAACGGGTGGTCACGGTCGGCCTTCCAGTATCCCTCGCCTTCGTTGACATATCGCTGCACCGTGACCGGCAGTTTGCTGATGTCCTCGCCGAGGCATCGCACGCACGCGTAGACCGCCGGCGCCTGTAGCGCCGATATCGGTGTGACCGGTATTCCCGTATTGGAGCCTGATCCGCCGAACAAGCCGAAGAGCTGCGGCGTTGGCCACGCCAACGAATAGCTACCGTCGCGCGTAATTGTCGGCTCGATCCGGCGCGGCTCCGCCGGCACGGTGCGCCCGAAGAAGCGGCCGAACGGAAACAAGGTTGTTAGACCGGATGCGCGCCGGTCTCGGCCGCCGCCTCGCCGGTGATCGTTTCGGGTGGCACCGCGTCCTTCCAGACAGCGGTTTTGGCGCGAGCGTGCTCTTCCGCCGCTGCCGCTTCGGCCTTCGCGGCCTTGACCGCCTCGGCCTCGGCCGCCTTCGCGTCGACAACATCTTCCTCGCGCTGCGCCTTGGACTGGTCCGGCACGAAGGCCGAAACCATCCCCCCGCCGGGCGACAGCCAGTAGAGCCAACCACCGTCAACGCGCATCCGGTTCACCCCATACTCAGACCGGTCCGGCGTGACGATCGGCTCGACCGTGTGGAGGGGCGGAATCTTGTCGGTCATGGTCATGGTGTCCTCTTGGGTCCGGCAGTAACGGCCGGTGTTGTGACGGCGGTGGCGCCGAATGTGGCAACAAAGCCGGACGAGCACGATAGGCTGCCGTTAAGGTCCGGGGTCAAGGCCGAGCAGCCGCCGAGAAGAAGCACCATGAGCGCGGCGCCGAAAATCAGTCTCATGGCACGGCCCCTCTCCGCGGCACCAGATGAAACAATATCATGATGAGGCAAATCGCTACGATGATGACCTTTAACGCAATGTCAAGCGTAACGACATGCGCGAGAGCAACAACCAAGTCGACCAGCCAACACGCCAGATACGCGACCACGAAGTAGACAACCGATCGTTCCATCGAGGTGGTTCCTAGTCTAAAAACAGAATCCCGCGGTCTTCATAGACCGACGGCTCCGACAGCACCATTGCACGGCCGACTGCCATGATGGCGCCAATCGCCGCGTCGATCTTGCGTTCCGGCTTCTCCTTGCGCGGATACACATTGCCGCGGGCATCATAGTGCCCGACAACATTGCCAACGCACCATTCCACGGCCGGGTTGCTGTCATGCTCGATGCGGGATGACAGCATGGCCGCGTCTATCTCTTTGGTCGGCTCCGTAAACGACGCAGTGTTGCCGCGAAACTCGACCAGCGCGAGACCTTGCGCCGTAAGTCGTTGCGCCAGCATGGTCGCGTTCCACGGGTCAAAAGCGACCGAGCGGACCGGATGCTCGCGGCACATGTCGAGTATATCGGCCTCGATCCGCGAGAAGTCGATCTCATTTCCTTCGGTCAAGGTCAGATAACCGTCGCGCGCCCATCCAGGATAAGCCGCGTAACGCTCTTCCAAAACCGCCGCCTCGGGAATGTAGAGCTGCGAGAAAATCCGATAATGCAGCTTGCCGCCGGTGACCTTCGAAAACACGCGCATAACAGCAGCGAGATCAACCTTCGTGCTCAGGTCCATTCCGATGTCGCAATCCCAGCCATCGCAGTCGGCCACGGTTAGACCGGGCCGCGAGCACTCGCGCCACGCGCGGGTTGAGAAGAGCTGCGCATCGGCGCCCACCCACGTGTTCAGATGCCGTGTCCGGAACGCCGATTCCTGCGAGGTGTTCTGCCGAGCCTGACGGGCGATGGCTCGGAATGCGTCAGGCTGGACTGCTACCCCCCACGAGGGGTTGCACTTTTTCCAGGTGTTCTCGTCCCAAGCGTCGTCGCCGTCATCAATCGTATAGATCAGCCCGAACATGCGATCGTCAATGATCTCGCGTTGCAGGACGCGGACGAGATAGTTCCAGACCTCGCGACCGATGCCGGTCGTGTTCGCCGTTGCCGTGCTAATCGACGCGAGCAATGGTTGCGTTCTTTTGCCCATCGCCGTGAGTAGCAGATTGTAAACGGCACTCGTGCGGTGCGATGCAAGCTCGTCGCAGGCCGCGAAATGAATATTTAGTCCGTCAAGCGATTTGCTATCAGATGAAATCGCCGCAAATTTACTCGACGTAGATTCCTGGTGCAGCGTATTAGCCGAAACGCCGATCCCGCATTCCACGCGAAAATCGAGCGACTGCCTAGTCATCGCTCGTGCGCAATCAAACAGAATGCGCGCCTGATCCTTTGTTACGGCGGCGGCGTATCCTTCGGCACCGCCCTCGCCGTCACAGAAGGTGGTGTATAGACCGACCGGCGCTAACCACGATGTTTTCCCTTGGCCGCGTGGACAGAAAATCACCATCTGGCGAAACCGCCGCACCGGCCGATCGGTTTTGGCCGTATCGCGCTCGACGAAACCAAATACGGAAGCCGTCGCCAATAGCTGCCACGGCATAAGCGCTAATGCTTCGCCGCTTTTTGGCCCTTTTATGTTGGGCATCTGCCGACAAAACGTCGCGACCCTGGCCGCAAGATCGGGGCGGAACGCCCAGTCCGACGTGCCGGCAAGCGCGTCTTCGAGATCGGTCAAAAACCGCTCGGCTGCCAGGACGACGTAGTGACAGGCTTCGACGCGACCGGCCGCGATGTCCTCGGCGTAGCGGACCGCCGTCCGCGTGTCTGGTGCGAAACGCGAAACCGCTCGAGACGATTTATCGCTCGATCGACGGCTTGGATTTTCCACCGGCGACCACGGCAAATT